TGCTTGATCGACTGCGACATATTCAGCTCGTTAAAGCCGAGGATGCCCTCGCCGAACATACCGTTCTTGAACTGCGCCGAGATGGTGCTGACGGGGTTGAAGAGACCCTTCATGCCTTCGATGAGCGCGGCATTTGCAGCCGGGTTCACGGTGACATAACGCGGCGACATCACCGCAGCAGCCTCGTTCAGCTTCTGGTTGGCAGCGAGCAGCACCTGCGTCGAGGACGGGGTGGTGCCGGGGGTGCCGACCGACTGATAGATGCTGTTAAACGAGTTAGCGACATCCGCGTCAATGCTGGCCGCAAGCTGCGAGATACGCGGCTTGAGAACACGCTCGGCGAAGTCGTCCAACTGCATAGTCATTTCGGCAGTCGTGAAGTTCACACCGATGTGCTTCTGCGAAGCGACGGTCAGCGTGGTGAACTGCTCGTTGTCGTCCTGCACCTGAAGAGCAGCGCCGTCGGTCACAAGAGCGCGGTCCGGCAAGCGGATACGCAGCGTGGTGCCGATCTTGGCGCCCTGCACGGCGAAGGAATCGTCGTACTGACGGTTGACGTTACGGGTGATAACGAGGTTGTTCTCGAGAATTTCGAGAGCCTTCCTCGTGATCATGTCGATTGTGAGAATACTATTAGCCACGAAAATTACTCCAAAGTAGTGTTAACGACGGTGCTGCGATTCCCACTGTTTGATCTGGCGACGGCGTTCGGCTTCAATCCATTCCGACGTGCTCATGCTTGATACAGAGCGTGGGTCGGTGGTTTCGTAGCCGCCACCGCTAGACCCTTTAGCCGTTACCGGCTTGATGGGAGGCGGAGCGTTGGTTGACTTCTTGACCGGCGGATTGTCCACAAGTTTGGCCTCAATTTTGCCGATCTCTTTGGCTTGCAGATACGGCGATAAGCGGGAAATACGATCAGCTTCGCGGGGGTTCGACCCGAGGTAGTACGCTACGTCAGGGCCAACATCCGATGCCTGTATCGTCTGCGCCATCACGGTCGTAATCGGCAGGTTCTGGTTGTACGCGACTTGCTCGAAGTCATCGTACCGATCCCGTGCTGCCTCTTCGCGCTCGTGATAGGCGCTCAAGAGTTCGTACTGTTGGCGCTCGGCTTCCCGCTTGGCAAGGAGTTCTTCAGCCTTACGGGCCGCAAGGGCTTCCGCATAGGCGTCAGGGTCTACTTCCTTGTCCGGCAGGGCTTCCGATACCGGCCTTTCGGTCGGCGCCTTCAGCGCTTGCTCTCGTTCCCACTTGCGACGTTCCCGTGCAAGTCTCTTGCCGACCATTGCGTCCAACTCTTCTTGAGTGAACGTCTTGGCAGGCTTTTCCTCCGGCGGTGCCGCCTCTTGGGCAGCGACTTCGGGTTCCGGGGTCGCCGTGACTTCCGGTTCCGGCGCGGCAGGAGCCGCTACTTGCTCAACCAACTGATTTTCGTCAGCCATTTGTGTTCCTTCAGGAACCCTGGTCGTCCGGGCCAGTACGGTGAAACCTTATCTTACAAGTTGCGCCGATGCAACATTAAGCATTGACAGATCGGCCCAATTCTGTCCAATACACCCCGCCGACGCCTGTGGTATCGCCAGTTTGCAACAGGGTAATGGTGTCCCATTGGCTTGCCGTAAAGGCAACGCCGCCCGACAAGCGCTTGGCAGTCGTATTTAGGACGAACGCCGTCGAGTCAGGTGAATGGATATAAATGACTTGGCCGTAGACGCCATTCGTGAAATTAGAGATTTCAGACGCTGCATTGCTTGACGTAACGTCGATGCGAAAGTTGGGGTATCGACTAAGCGCGGCCACATCCACATTGACGGCCGCTCCACCTCCTGCGTTATTTACTGTAACGCGAAGAATGGGTGAAGCAATGTCGCTAACCAGAAAGTCATTAGGAACAACGTAACCGCTAGATGTTGCCGCCGCAAAGTCGTTGCCAGAAAACAACGGCAGCGTCGTTAACTGCGGGGCGCGGACACCGACCAACCCTGCCGTGCCACCGTTGGCCTGCATATTGTTGTTGGTGATGGTGATAGTGTTTCCGAGCGCGGAAGTCGTCTCAATCATAATGGCGTTTTCAGCGCCTGCAGCCGCACCGCCCAGCTCAAGGAAGGTATTGTGGCTGATGACCATTGACGAACTAGCCGTGCCAACAATGCACGAGCCGCCCCACTTCTGGACGATGTTGCCGGAAATGTTGGCGTTTTGAACGTATACAGCCTGAATTGCACCAGAGTTGGTGTTGCCAAGGATGCCGTGACTAATAACGATATTGTTCGTGCAAACCACATTCTTGTGGTTTAGCGTCGATCCGCCGTTAAGGTTGATGCCGTAGTTATCGTTTTCGTAGCCTGAGGTTGTGCCGTCAGGGTTTCGAGCGTCTACGATGTTGTTGATAACGGCGTTGTCGTACCCGGCATAACCGGCTGCTGCGCCGCTGCTTGAGCAGAGCGCGATGCCGCCGTAACTCGCGTAAACGTGATTGCTGTCGATGGTGATTTCGTAGCCACCGTGGCAATCAATCGGCTCCCAAGCATTGTAGGCAACGTAGTTCTGCCCCACATACCAATTCCAACAAAACGGGTTCGTAGCGAGTTTTGTGCCCGCGTTAGGATCAGTGTTGTAGTTCGTTGAGTCGTGAGTCAGCGTGATTCCGTACATATTGCCGACCGTACCCGGCGTGATGTACAAAATTCGGTTTTTAGTTGCTACGCCGTTGTTGCAGGACAAAAACTCTGCGCCCGCGTAGCCGCAGTAGTGAATGTAGCACTCCGTCAGCAGGATATTGTCTACGAACTTACATGACACGCCCGCACGGCCAAACTGCGTGATCTCGACGTTACGCAACTCCAAGCCGCTCTTGCGAACAGACGTTGAGGTGCCAATCATCTTGATGCCAATTTCATTCACGACGTAAGCCGACGCTGCCGGTCCCTGCAGCTTGCCGCCCGTAATCGCAAAGTTGTTGGCATTGACCGTGATGGCCGTGACGTTTGCGCCAAGCGTAGAAAACTTCAGCACGGCACCCGCAGACATATCAAACGTCACATCGGCGTTGCCCACGGTCAGCGGGCCGCAGATGTAAGTGCCTGGCGGAAAGTACAGCGTGCCGCCAGCGGTCAGCGCGTCAATCGCGCTTTGGATCGCCGTCGTGTTGGACGTAGTGTTGTCGCCCTTGGCGCCATAGTCCGTAACGCTGACTGTCGGGCGCAGTTGAGCAACCGTCGCCTTGACCGTCGCGCCACTCTGCACCACGGGAACTACGCTGCCCGCAAGTACCGGAGGCGTGACAGGCGTTAACTGAGAAATCTTGATGGTTGACACAATCTGTCCCCTATTACGCTACGGCATCAAGAGCGGTTTTGCGATCCCATACCGATTGTGCTGCTGCTACCGGATCAAAAGGCTTTGCCGAGTTTGGATCAGCCGGATCATCCTGCACCATCCAGCCCGCACCCACGGCGGCAAGGTAATCTTGCAGTGCTTGTTGAGTCGGGACGACCTCAAAGTCGCCCGTTGCGCCGGGATTGGCGAGGCCGACAAACACCGTGTCATCGTGTCGCGTAGTACCGGGCGAGGCAACGCCGAACGCGCCGCCCACGCCGTTTGGGTCAAGGCATAAAAACGCCGGAACGCTGCCGTCTGGGTTAAGCCGATATTTGATGCAATCGTGCATGGTGCGACTCCGCGTATTGTCCGTTAAAGCAATGCGCCCCAAAATGCCCTAATTGGCACCACGGCGCTACCCATACCGTGCCGCCTTGTTCGCGGTACAGATGGCAGAAATTGTAATCCTCAGAAAGCAGTTCGTGGTTTACGTTCTGCACCTTAAAAAAGTCGTAATGTCTCTGGCCTTCTTTGTCATACCAGCCGACATGAATCTTTAGCCGGTCAAACACATTACGGGCAATCAGCATAAAGCCGGTGCCGACGTGCTTGACCTGGAACGGGACGTTGGGGCTGACCATCTCATGCCCCGGCAGTTTGTTGACGTTAAAGATGCCAGTTAGCAGGTCTAGGCGAGCGTAACCGTCCTTTGCGCCCTCTCGCACTCGATCCCAGTTGATGCCCTTCATCGGCACAGCACCGCCGATGATGCCCTTGTCGGCCTTAATCATCTTGGCAATGTCGTTCGGCACAAACTTCTGGTCTGCGTCGATAAACATAAGGTAATCGCCGTCCGTCTTCAGAAACTCATGCGCGATGGTGTTACGACCGCGCTGAATCAGCGACTCGTTGCCAAGGAAGATCGTCGTCAGTTTGATGCCGTACTGGATGCAGGCTTCTTTCAAGCCCAGCAGGGACTCTGTGTACTCGGTACACATCATCCCGCCATAGCACGGTGTTCCGACGACGAGGTGCATTACGCCGCCTCAGGCACGGGCGCAGGTAGCGCGTTGGTCAAGGACGAGCGGTCAAACACCGAGAATCCACGCCGAGAGGCAAACTTCGCAGGGTCGTCCTGCCACTTGTCGGCACAGGCTTCCAACCAGCGCAGCGTCATCTCATGCGTCGGGGCTTTGCCCTGCTCGATGAGTTCGGCTTCCATCTTGAGGTAAGCGACGACTTCGGCCTGAGCCTGAGTAGCGTTGATGCCGAGGTCAAACAAGTAGATGAGGTTGCCTTCGTCAATCACACCGCCACGGCTACGAGCCGCGTTAAGCGCCTGCTTCATGCAAGTCATGATGTGATACCGGGCTTCCTCTAACTCGTAATCTTCCTCGGTAATCTCGCCCTTGCCGACCTTCTCCAGCAGTTGTTTGTGCTGGTTTACCAAGAAGTTCATTTTACGCACCGCGCCGTGAACTGCGTTCTGCGCGTTCTCGGTATGCGTATTGATCTCCATGATCTCGACTTCCAGCATCTCGCGGTCGAACTCGTCGGCAGCGGTCTGCAACTGCGCTTCCTTACGGCGCTTCTCAATCTGCTTCTTGCGAAGGTTGATGTACGCCTCTTGCAGCGCCATCTTGGTACGGTCGATTTCAGCCAGCGTGTGCTTGATGGAGCGAATCGGCGTAATAGCCGTTACGTCCAACGTCACCTGCATAAACTGCGAGTGCGACTTATGGAAGTTGCTCGTATCTTTTACAACCGCAGGCATCCGTGCCTCGATGTTTTTCAACATCAAGTTGTATTCCGGTTTAGCGACCGGAAGGTTGGTGTACGGTGTATGAGCAACTAAATCCATTACAGACCTCCGTTAGAATTTGATGAAGCAGAACCTTCTGTAACACCCTGCAACAAATCACCAAAGTCAGTTGCGTTGCCGGTTGATGCAGTTGTTATGTAATCAATAACATTTGTTTTCACCCCGCCGGAATTCGACCCACCAGCAAAAAGCGCCCTTGTAGATGAACTGCAAGATCCGGTAGAAAGATTTCTTCTTGCTACGGTCAAATCACCAAAATCCGTCGCGTTTCCGGCTGAAGCAATAGTTACATATTCAATAACATTAAGTGGTGTTGACGAAGAATCTACGCCACCAGCAAACACCGCTCTAGTTGACGAGCCACCACTAGCCAACACTCGTGTTTCGCTTGTTAAATCGCCGAAATCAGTGGCGTTTCCAGTAGAAGCAATCGTTATGTAATCAATAATGTTATAATTAACGCCAAAAGTTCCGTTGTATCCGCCTGCAAATAATCCTCTAGTAGAAGAGGACGTAGATGCTAAAAAACCGCGTGCTTGAGTTAAATTGCCAAAGTTTGTGGAATTTCCAGTTGACGCAATTGTGATATACGCAATGTGTGCAACATCATATCCACCGCCAAATATGCCGCGAGTGGAAGAATTGCAAGCGGCCAAATAATAAGTGCTAAAAGAAGTTGAATAAATCAAATCACCAAAATCTGTCGAATTTCCGGTTGTTGCGTATGTAATGTATTCCATTACGTTTGTTACTGAGTCTGCTTTGTCAACACCTAACGCATTAACTGCTCGGGTAGACGATGAACACGCGGCTCCCGCTCGCGCTATTTGGCTTAAATCGCCGAAATCAGATGCGTTTCCGGTTGTTGCAATATCAACATAAGAAATAGTTGATATTTTTAATGCCGAGGATTGGCCGGCGCTAAATAACCCAATCGCTGCTGCGGTCGGAGCCGGGATCGGCGTGACGCCACCGCTGGCGTTGGAGCAGGCAGAAAGTCCTTGCCCTCTAATAGACAGATCACCAAAATCTGTGGCGTTGCCAGCAGACGCAATAGTCACGTAATCAAGTATGTTTGTTCTGGCTGACCCGTCATAACCGCCGCCCCAAACACCGCGAGTGGCTGATGAGCAAGCGGCGCTGTAGTATCGGGCGAGAGTTAAATCGCCAAAGTCAGTGGCGTTTCCGGTTGAGGCAAGCGTTATATAATCAATAATGTTGTAGTTTGAAGCGCCAGTACCCCCGCCAAACAAACCGCGAGTATTTGAAGAGCAAGCAGAAACGGCATATCGCGCTTGCGTTAAATCGCCAAAATCAACAGCATTTCCAACGCTTGCAATGATTACGTAATCAATAATGTTTGTTGAAACGCCGCTAATCAATCCGCCGCCAAAAACGGCGCGAGTTGGTGACGCGCAACTGGCGTTAGCAACCTTTACTGTTGTTAAATCGCCAAAGTCAGTGGCGTTTCCGGCAGATGCGATGGTTATGTATTGAATAACATTAACTTCGTTAAATGCGCTGTCGTATCCACCGGCTATAAGACCTCTTGTAGAGGATGAGGTGCCCGATGTATACCCTTGTGCTGCAAGTAAGTCGCCAAAATCTGTTGCGTTTCCGGCGCTGGCAATGGTCACATAATCAATGGTATTTGACATTGCCGACCCAGTGTAACCGCCCATAAAGACACCTCTTACGCTAGAGGCGGCCGCAGCGGTAAAATCTCTGGATTGTGTCAAATCGCCAAAATCTGTGGAATTTCCCGCAGTAGCGATTTGAATTGAATCAATAACATTTACGTTACCGGTTGCAGAATTTCCGATTGCAAACAAGCCGCGAGCAGCAGGCCCCTGCAACACCTGCCCGAGCAGTATCTGGAGAATACCGCTCATGGCTTAACTCACATTGCCGGAGATGACGCAGACCGTTCCAGACAAGAACAGGATGGTCGCCACGCCGCGAGTTGCAAGCGTAACAGTCGCCTTGTCCGCATCGGTGCCCGCAATGTAAGCGGTCGTAATCGTGCAGGTAATTGTGATGTTGCCCGAGGTGTTGTTGAAGATAGAAATAACATCGCCCGCCGCAAACGTAGCATCAGGAATCGTAATCGCGCCCGATGCGCCCACGCCGACAAACTTGCCGACATCGCCCGTGGCAAGAACATACGTTGATGTCTTGTCGGAGCCTGACTGCGGGACGTTGCGGAAGCCAACGGTAAAGTTTTCATCCGGCAGCGTGACCGTTCGAGCAGCCGAAGGGCCACTAAACGTGATGACCTGGCTAAATACCGGCACCGTGGTCGCGGCATCAGGCAGCGTCATGGTTCTGTTTGCCGACAACGTGGTCGGGGTTAGCGTCACGGCGTAGGAATTCGTGCCGCCCGCACGGCCTGCGAGTACCACAGCATCCTGCGTTGAAGCAGCCTCAGAGCGCACAGCGCTTGATGCGCGGAACGTCTGCGCCGTTGTGAAGGTATTTGCGGTACTCGTCACCAACGAAAGCAGATTCGTGCCGGTGAGCTTGTAGTTAGCGCCGCTACGGGCGATCACATACTCGTCACCCGCTTGAGCGGGAGCGCCAGAAGTTAAGGCGCTAATTTTCTTGTCTGTAGCCATTGATTACTCCAAAAGAATAAAGCCGCCGTCTTCCAGCAGCAGGTTAGCGCCGTCTTCCAGTTCTAGGTTTCCTACGAGTTCATCAGGGTCAGGCGGTATTCCCAACGGAATAATCGACCCTAGCCCAACGGCTATGCCATTTTGCGGGGCAATGCCGTAGAAAACAGTCATTAGTTGCCGCTAATCGGCTTGGCGTACACATCGCCACCCGCCGACAACTGAATCGCCGATACGCGCCACGGGGCGCCTGTGCCCTTGGGCACAATGAAGGGCACCGGAACATTAGCCGGAATCGGCGTGCTGCTGGTGGTGGCTGTCACGCCCTCGCCAACGGCAATGTAGGCGGCAGTCGTTGACCACACCACAACGCCTTCAACTCCGGCATCCCAAGTGCCCGTAGACCCGGCAGTGCCCGTATAAGCTACAGTCTTGGCCGGGAACAAACTGTCGTTCAGCGGATTAAGTAGTTGCATTGTCTATACCTCAAGCCAAGAATTTGAGCTTGTAAAGGGTCGAAAGATACAAACCGACAATCTCGTCGATGATGTTCTGAATCGCAGTGTCTTTCTCGTCGCAAACCTTATAGCGGTTTGCTTCCACCTCATCGAGCGAGTCTTGAATAAACTCGGTGATGTTGGTGTTCTTCTTGGCGGTCTGTAGCGTGATCGGGCCAATAAGGCCGTGTCTGCCCTGATAGGCTTCGGCAAAGTCGTCGGCCAAGCCTACGATGCCCTCGTAAAACTCCTGCAGCGCCTTGTGTTTGGCAAACGAGCGTGTGTTGAGATGAACGCTGTGGGATACGTCCCGCGCTAGAAACAGATGACCTACGAAGTCTGCCGCCTTCATTGCAATTCTCCGCCCGGCATGGGCATTTCCTCGCCCATCATGGGCGTTTCACGTGGAACAGGTGCTGATACTAAATCAGCGCTTGACATCATGCCACTCAATGTGCCCATCACGATGTCTTGGATTTGCTGCTCGTTGAGGCCCGACTCCACCGCCTTGATGCGATCTGTCTCGGCCTGATACGCCTTGACCTGCGCCTCGAACTCCTTGACCTGCACTTCGCGGGCTTCCATCGACTGCTGCACGTTCTGCA